TCTGTAGCATCTGCGGCAACTGCTGTTACATTAGCACTAATGCCTGCAACTGTTGAAACATCAGCATCAATACCAGCAACAGTATTAACATCAGCAATACTTGTAGATACTGTACCAATGTCTGTAGCGTCTGCTACTACTGCTGTAACGTCTGCAGAAATACCTGCGACTGTTGTAACATTACCAGAAATACCTGCAACAGTATTTACATTAGTGATGTTTCCTGCAACGATACCAGCTTCTGTAGGCGTAACTAGTAAATCATCAGGGGTAGTACCTACCTGTAGTGTTAGTGTCGAGCCTGATGTAGGTGCAGTAGCGAATACCGCAGCGTTGTTAATAATGTCATAAGTAGACCTGCTTTGTAAAACAGTATCAATATAAACATTACAATGATTGTCAGACAGAATCTTAAAGTCTGCGCTGTATATTGTACTAGTTCCGTCTGTTGTAAAGACCTTATCTGAAACCATAGTTATTTCCTCGTGTGTGTGTGTTTAAACTGCTCTAGACTTAGTTGTAAAGCGTCCTGTTAAATTTAGACTATCGATACAGAATCCAGTAGAACCAACACTCTTAATCTTAATAGTAGTCTTCTGGCTCTCGCCCATAATAGTAGCCGTTGGGCCACCTTGTATGTTACGGTGAAATACTTTCGTATGGTCACCAACTATTACTTCTATGTCTTGGTCTGAATCTGTTCTATCTTGTAGTTTAAGTTTACGTATCTGTAAGCGTCCTTGCTTGTTATCTACTTTAGCACCAGAACCACCAGATTGAAAGCCCCATTCGTTCAGGGTTATCTCACTAGAGTATGTTCCAGTAGCATCGGTATAAACAGTAGTTGTAAAGTCTTCTGACTTAATACTAATTTTACCTAGCTTCCTGTCAGTGCCTTCATCATACATAACAAGTAAGTCATCAGCCACTACTTTAATATTAAAAATAGTAGCATTAGGGATTTCCCAACGATGCCAAGCAGACTGTGATTTCTCTTCGCCTTCCCACGTTTGGTTGTAAACATATATTTCATTACTACCTGGTGGTATTGCAAATAACATATCATACTTAGTACTTGCTTCTATAGCAATTAAGTGATGGTCAATGTAGGTAGGAACGTGAGCTGTAATATCTTGTGCTTCGTTACCTGTAGAACCTGGTACGTTATAGTACTCACGAACCTGTGCGAAGTTACCAACATCCAAACCAAAGTAAACATTAGGTCCAATAGGTTTAGGGTTTACCGCAATATTAATAGGGTAGTTAGTAGTTTGTGCTAGGCTTGCAGTAGAAGGTGTAAGAGGTTTCTCTCCACCTAGTATATACTGAGCGTGTGAACCAAACACCAGTAAGTTTTGGTTGAAAGGTATAGCATACTTCAAGTTAGCTACTGAGTTAGTATCTACGGCTACGTCAACAACATCTGTGTCAAGTAAGTCTGTGACAGTTGTTCTAAAGAAGTTCTCATAGATACCTGTCTCAGACATAATGATATTATCACCAGAGATGAAACCAAGTCTATTTCTATAGAAGAAGATATCTGCAATAGATTGACCTACGAAACTAGGCATTGAGTTAGATAACTCATCCCCTTTGTCTCTGTCGTAATAAGCAAACTCACCAAAGGTGAAGTTACCGATAGCAGTACGTGTAAGCGTGTGTGGCATAGTTGAGTTTTGAAACCCATCTTTAATACCAGGAGCTACTGTCTCAACCCAAGCTTCGCCTCGATTCTTAACCCAAGTCCAGAAGCCTTCAAATCCATTCTTCTCATCACCTGTTACATTAACAAGTGTCTGTAAACCGTAGTAACTACCCATTGTATTAGGTAAATCTTGTAGTTTCTTAAGTACACCTTGCCATCCTTCTGATGCCTGATTACCCCAAGAGTCTGATGTATCCCAATTGCCAGTAGTGTTCTGATATATAATAGAACCAGATGAAGTGGCATAGCCTATTAGCGAGGCTAGATTAGCTGCAACTGAGTCCGATTTAGCTCCATCCTCTGAGTCTTTATTAGCATTAGTAATACCATTAATAGTATAGGTATATGTATTCTTAGTGGCATTATTCTCACCACCATAAGAAATATAGGTTCTCTTAACCCAGTAGTAAGCGTGACTTCTATGTATATCTGTATTAGTAGTACCGTGTGTGTATGTAGTACTCTCTGCTACTGTCTTTGTCTTATTAACAACAAATGTTGTATCACCAACGGTTACCATTGCAAAACTCTCTGAGGCTAATGCCCCAGCAGGGATTGTTAGATAACTATCAGTTCCACTGTCTTGTAATATGCCTGCTAAATCATATACACGCCAAGCACCACTAATAATAGCGATGATATAAGACTCAGTACCGTCTCCTCTCTCATATGTATGAATGAAAGGAGTATGTCCTAATAATGCATTATCAATAGCTACTTCTACTAATGGATTTCTACGTTTAGTTCCTTCCGTGAAAGAAACAGTACAATTAATCATTTCATCAACAGAAGTGTCGTGTCTTAGCTCTGGAGCTTGCTGACTAACGGCATTAACAAGTGATGGTATAGTTTGATTAACTTCCATAGATTACTCCTTATAGTGCTAGTGGGTTGGTTGTTCGAGTCATAACTCGTTTTGTAGCTGTGTCGTCAAAGATTGAATAGTCACCAGATACAATGTCATCAGCTATAACTGCAACCTTCGCATCCTCTACTTCTTGAGCAAATACTCTGTAAGCAGTGTCTACACCTACTATTCTTGTATATAGTTTTAGTTTAGCAATAGCTACTACTAGCATCTGTACTACGGCTGGAAGGTCATCAAAACCTGCCTCCCATATAACATCAGCTAATACAGTTTCTGTGAATATAAAACTCTGTGTTGCTTTGTCGTAGAGCTTTCCATTCTTCATAACATAATCGAATGAAGTAGTAGTAGCATCTACAGATATACCGCCAGATGGTATTCCTATGTAGCCAGAAGTATCTGGTACAAGTGGCCAATCTGAGTCTGTGTTAAAGTTGTAACCAAAGGCGAGTACTTCAGTAACCGCTTCACTAAGAATAGTGTCGGCTAATTCAGCCTCATAGTGACCAACTATAGAGGTACTAGTGGGGATAGGACTCTCGCCTATTGTTGTTAAGCAAATATTAATTGCGTCGTTGTATCTGTTCATAGTACCTCTTTATTTAATGTGGATGAAGCACCTCCGAAGAGATGCCTCAAAATTGTCTAACTAACTAACTTAAGCTACTGACAAACGGATAGAACAACCAGCGTTAAGAACGCCTTCGCCCATCGCATAAGAAGAAACCATCAACGTACCTAATTTCTCAGGAATGTAGTTAGCTTCAGACTTGATGTCTAATAACTTAACAACGCCTACAGCGTGTGGTGTGAAGATATAACCCCACTTACCAGCTGGTACGTTGTTAGAAGTCATAATTGGGATACCAGCGATTTTGAATACTGAACCAGTATCAATACCACCATTACCATTTGTCCAATCACGATTAACTGCTTTGTCTGACTGTACTAAGTTGTAGTAAGCTTCAGGATTTAAGATACAAACCTTATCGCCTGCGATGTCCTTACCTTCCATAGTTGCTGCAGCATCAAATAATGCTTCAACAATAGCGTTAGCAGTTGGAGTAGCACCAATAACCAAATCAGCGTTAACTGCTGGTTGACCTACTTTAGGAGTAGCTGTCTCACAAGCGTCAAGCTGTGTGATAATAGCTTTGTCTACTTTCTTAGCTAGAACATTACCCATCTCAGTAGAGTACTGACCACGAGTCTCGTAGTGAGACATAGCTTCTTCATAATCGTCTACAAATACTGAAGCGTATTTACGAGCAGCAATAGTAATTACTTGCTCGTTAGAACCGATTGAAGAAGGAACTACGTCAGCACCAGGAGTGTGAGTCTTAACATCACTTGAATCTGATAGGTTACCAATTACTGGGAACTGTGCAGACTTACCTGAGTTAATTGTACGTGTGTTTACTAGCGGCATAAATACGTTCTTAGATGCGAATGCTGTTAGCACCTCGCCAGAGAAGATTTTTAACGCTAGGTCTTTGTTTCCCGCTGTTCCACCGAAGTCGAAGTTGGGATTTGAAGTTGTAAATGCCATTTTAATATATCCTATATATAAAGTTTAAGTGTGACAAAATGTCACGGTTTAGTTTATATAATAATACATAGTGTTTTAAAGGGTATCTCTCAGCTTCCCCCTCGAGGGAAACATCAAGGCAATTATACTTACTTGTTTTACTATAAGAATGTCGACAGGGCCAGCTTACGTTGAACTTCCGCTCTGTAAGTATGGTCTGTCTTGTACTTCGAGCTACTCATAGCATCCATCATATCACTCTTTGTGGTATAACCTCTACTACTAGTATTTGTGTCGCCTGAAATACGGTTACCACCAATCAGTGTAGGATTGGCAGCCTTGTAACGAGCGTTAAGCCCTTGGATTGCGAACTCAGCACTCTCTGCATTATCTAGAGTTGCATTGAATTGCGTCTGTTCACT